CCAGGGCTTCTACACGTTTTTGGCGCACACCTGCGTCCATTTCACAAAAACACACTGTTATTTACTTAATATACGTCATCTACTTCTTGGATTAGCAACTAATAGAATATAAAAAGCACAAAAGTTTAAAACGTAAAAAATAAATGACTTCTTCGTACCAAGATCCCAATATCTATGCAGCTTTGGCCGCACAAAAAGCATATGAAGAAAAAAAAGAACCTACAGCATTAGATTTGATTGGCGGCTTAGCCCTTGGGGCTGGAATTGGCGCACTTGCGGGCAGGGGAATTATTAAAGGCTTACGTCGTAACGCTGTAAAGCCTGTAACTGTTCAAGACCTTGGATCAGTTGCTAGTCAAGCGGAAGACACAGTGCGTGCTGCAGCATCCGCACCACGGCCTTCTCGCCCAAGTCCTGGTCCAACAGTAACTCGTCAACAACAAGCAGAAGAAATTATTCGTCAAGCAAGGTCAGAGCGTCCCCAGGGCGTAAGACAAGTAGATCTTTCTTCTATTGATTTAAATGAAGAGGAATATCGTAGCCCATATCGCAAAGAACCAACGTATCGCGATGTATATCCTTCTACTTTTGCATACGAACGCCTTAGCCCAGAAGCAATTCAGGCAAGGCGTCAACTTAATGCAGAAAGAGCCCTTAATCGTCAATTAGCTAGACCAGACACATATCAACTAGAAATAGGTAAAGACGTTTCCCCTACCCTACGTTCTTTACGTAGTTCTGAATTTGGGCCAAACATCACAGAAACACGACGAGAAGCTCTGGGGTTGTTTCCTGATATTTCTTCACTGATTGAAGGAGCATCTCCTGAAGACATTAGTTCAGTTTCAATATCCACTTCACGTCCTATTTCTGCTACTCCAAAACAATTTAATCTTTTTGATTATTTAGAAGAACGCGGCTATAAAGAATCTTCTTCAACAGGTGTTCCGTATAACGAAACACAATCTATTGCTACAGCAAAAGCCCCTGCTATTGAATCTGGTGGCGATGCGGCAGATCGTTTAATTCTTGAATTTCAACAATTAAGTGAACGTCAAGCAAGGGCTGATCAACGAGCAAGGTCTTCTGTTCGTGAATATCAGATGCGTTTGCAAGGAACCGCTGAACGAGTTCTTGAAGATTTGCGTAATGAATCTTTAGTTGAAATTCAACAAGTCAATCAACCTTTTAATGTTGATCAAGCAATTAATGCACTTGAATCTGGCGAAGATCAGATGACTGGTCGCATGCGTCAACAACTTCAACGAAATGAAGATCTCAACTTAAATCAAATTGATGCATTAGAAGATGTAACAGGAAGCATTGATGCTGTAGTTAGTCAAACAACCGATGGTCTTCCGGTTGATCAAATTGAAACAGCACGCCCCCTTTCTTCTCAAGAACTTGCAGATCTTGCAAAAAAAGAGATGATCGTTCTTCGCCAGCAAGTTGCTGCACGTGGGTTGCGCCCTGGCACTCAACGATTTGAAAACGCACTTGCTCAAGCCTGGGTCGATAAATCAATCTCTGGCGCAACACCTGGCACTCAAAAATTTCAAGAGTTGCAATCACGAGGAAAAATTAATATTTCTCTTCCGTCTATTGTGCGTAAAGCAGTAGAAGCTGAAAGTGCAGGTGCAGGTCCTACTGGCATGCTTCCAGAACGCACATTAATTAATATTGGGCCAGAAGCTCAAATTGAATCAACTGCTGCTGGTACGGCAATTCGAGGAGTATCTCCTAGCTCACAAGAAGTGCCGCCTAAAGAAGAACTTCGTCAACTGTACGGAACTAAAGATCCTTTAGTATTTGGAGTTCCCACTGAGATGGGACAAGATCTCCCTGGTGCTATGCGGGTCAGGTCGGCAATGTCTACTGATATTCCAGAAACTGAACAATCCAAACAAGAACTAGTTTACAGTTTTTTAAATCGACCACAAGCACAAGAAATTCCTGGTGGAGCAGCAGGCACGGGTATTTACGGAATTGAGCCAGCCTATGTTCCTGGTGCAATGAGTAAACTTACAGGTCAATACTCTGCTGCTGCTGAACGTAAACCAACTGATGTACCAAAATGGATTCTTAAAAAAGAAGCAACTCCTTTCTCTAATATTTCAACAGAAGGCTTATTGCGTGCTCAAGAAAAATCAACCAAAACTGGAGCACTTGCCATTCAATCTGAGATTGACCGTCGTCAACGCGCTCAAGAAAGTATTGCTGTAAGCGAGGTATTACGTCGAGCTAGAATCGAAGGACGTGACCCTCAAGATTTACTGGGGCCTTTACCACCTTCACAAGGGCCTACTGAATCTCCAATTGATTTTAATAAATATTTTCAATACAATTTATTTACTAAAAATCCTCCAAAAGAAGCAGTGGCAACTCAATTAAATTTACCTTCTGACGTTGTTCCATCTACATCAGAAGCTGCTAGAGCAAGAGTTACTCCTGCTGATATTGCCGCGAATCAACTTGAGCAGTATATGAGTAAACTACAAAAGGGGAGATCTACTCCTTTAACGTCTGAAGTGCGCATCCAACCAAGGTTATTTTAATTATGGCCGAAGAAAAAAAGAAAGACAAAAAATGGATTCAAAAAGCTGATATTAAAGAGGGTGCTTTTACCGCTAAAGCCAAACGCAAAGGTATTACCTCTGCTCAGCTTCAAGAGAATGTTCTTGCAAATCCTGAAAAGTATGATGAGCGTACGGTAAAACAAGCTAGACTTCGCAAAACATTAGTTGGCATTCACGGTAAAAAGAAAGGTAAAGAATGAAAGACCAACGTCTTGAATTAAATCGTTATATCTCTAATCCTTTTGACAACAAGGGACGCATTGCATCCCAGTTAAATTTTCGTGAGTTATTCAGAAATAAGTACGACACTGAAACAGGTGGTTCTCCCTGGGTCCCATCCCGATACACTTCAGAAGATTTGCTTAAAGCGGTTCAAAATAGAAAAATAACTCTTAACCCGCGTCTTAATTTTGTACCTAACTCTCCCTTTTGGGATACGGAGAATCAGTTACCGCCTGAAGACTATGAGATGTTTGCGGGCCTTGGTAGGTTTAAACGCTCTGATTATGACTTTGAAAATGGTCGGGCATTAACCAAGACCCGTCCACAAGAACAACCAGATTTTAAAGATGAGTGGGTTGAAGCATATAAATTAAGCCCCACTGTTAATCCTGGTAAGCGGGCAAAAAATCCAATGCCGCGCATGGCAAATCCAGATCCCAATGGATTTATTATGTCAATGGCAGAGAACAGAGCAGAGAATGAATTTGAAGGTAATGTTTCTGTTGCACAACTTCTTGCAGATAAAAAATTAAATCCAACAGAAGAGCGAGAAGGTAATCAAGTTATTAGTAAAGAAGAAGAGAATATTTCTCCGGGTAAAACAATTACTTAATTTATTGCGGGTAAAATAAAAGAAACAGGATCAAAAATAAAGTGAATTTTGCGGGTCGATTAGCTCAAAAAATAACTTCGTCTCGATTAGGCAAAAATTTGTTAGACGAAAGTGGGCGTGAACTTTTAAAAACTAATCTTCCTAATTCAATTGTTGCTGGTTTATTCACGCTTGCAGGAGGTGGCGGTGTTCCAGCAGCTTTGGCAACAACTGCTTTAGACATGGGGCTTTCCTATGGAGGAGCACGCTTAGCCGGTAAAAAATATCCTGGTGTAATGCAAACTGTTTTGCGAGAAACCCCGGAGGGTGTTCAAAAAACTCGCATGTTCCAACCTTCTACTCAACAACAAATTGCAATGGGTGCAGGCACTGTAGCAGCACCTCTTTTAATGTCTTCTATTTTACCAACTGCTCAGATGGCTGCTGAAGATCCCAGGGCTTTGCAGCAGTTAATTGCTGAACCTGTTGTCATGGATCAAACTGCTTCTTTGGAGCAACAAATCATGCAGCGCCAAGCAATAAATAAAATGAATCCACAAGCACTTGCTCCTGGCACTCAATTTCAAATGGCGGGAATTGAATCTACTTTAACCAGGGGAATGCAAGTTCCTACAGAACTTGATCCCTATGGTTTAATGAGACAGTAATTATGGATATTGGATATCAAGCAAAACAATTTGCTCGCGGCTTTAAAAAAGCCGACCTTATTCAACAGCGAATGATTCGCGATGGTGTTGGATATGGACAAAGTGTTTTAGATCCACGATTTAAACAACAGGTCGCTCAACGAGGAATTAGTTCAAAAGAAACACCGGCTCAATTTTTGGGGGCATACACGTCCAGAATGTTAATCGATGTTGCTAATGACGGAACTCGAACGTATTGGTGGCGTTACAACCATCCTTTAGCAATTGCCGGTAGAGGCATGAAACTTGCTGGGGTTAATCCTAAAACCCTTGGGGGGCCAAGTGCTGCTTCCGCTGTATCTTTGGCTGTGGGTATTCCCGCAATTGCAACTGCTGGTACATATGACATTACAAATATAGAGCAACAGTTTAGGCCCAAGGGATATGCTCAGTCATATGCGGAAGAAGGAGCAGAAGATAGACGAGAAAGTTCTCAACCAGTACAAGAAACATTTGAAAGATTTTTTCTTGGCCGCACTGGTAAACCTTTAAAATACGAAACAGCAAAATTAGATATTCCAGACTTGACCCCACAAAGGTATGGAAATTATATGAATTATTTGTATAACGATAAAGGGTTATTTAATTTAGGAATTTTAAAAGGAACCACTGAAAATCTTGAAGGTAAACCAGAAATTCGTCTTCTCAATTTTCCTGCTTCTTTACCAATGGCGGGTGGATTTACTGCTGGTACTGCTGCCGCAATTACGGCAAACCAAATACTGGGAGGTAGACCTACCGCTGCAAGAACTGGCAAAGTTGCATTGGCAGGTGGTCTTGGCTCTTTGGCGGGTATTGCCGTAGGTAATATGCTTAATGAAGCAATTGCTATGGCTAATCGACCAACATTACCTGAAGTAGAAACATATCAACAAGAAATGTAGGCTGATAAAATTAAAGTAAGTAAAAGGCAATTTTTTAAAAATGGCTAGATATGTACAGGGGCCTGAAGGCGTGCAAGTCATTCAAGATGATCCAAGCTACATGCTGCCCCCTGGTGCGGAACAAATTTATACAAATCAAAACGTTCCTGGCGGCCGCTTTCAAAATTTACTAAATCAAGTAACCGGTGGAATTAACGCTAATCGTCAGTTACTTGGCAAGGCTGCACGATACGCTCCAGGGGCAGGTCGAACAGTCGAAGAACTTCAACAAGGCGATATCCTTGGTACCCTGGGTTCTGTAGGGGGTATGTATGCTGCTGGACAAGCAGCAAAAACGTTAGGAGCTAAAATCCCTGCAACAGGACTTCCTGGCATGCTTGCCAAGGGAGCACTTTATGCAGGTGGTAGTTTACTTGGAAGCAACCTTGGTGCTGGGATTGCTGGTGGACTTGGTCAAATGTTTGGTGGTGCAGCTCAGGCGGTAACAGGCACTGCTCAAAATGTTACTGGAGCGATTACGGGACAGCGTAGAGAAGAAGGTAAGTCTGGTTTAACGGGTGAAGGGGTTGGTTATTCTGATTCAGATGTTGCTCGTCTTGCAGAAATCAATGAAATTATGCGTAAGGGCGGTGTAACTACAGCTCAACAAATGCTTCCTCTGTATCAACAATATAGGGGTGTTGATCTTCAGAATCAAATGCAACTTAATCAGCAACTAGGACAACTTACTGGAGCATTAAATAAACAAAAATATATAGCTGAACTTGCGTCTGGAGCACAAGCGGAAACAGGTGCAACTACTCGCACAATGATGACGGCGCCAAATCCTTACGCTGGTTCAGCATTCCAATACAGGGGTTAATCAACATGGCAACTGAGCTTGCTGGTAAATATTCAAGTTTTCTTGATCCAGATTTAGTTAAATTTGGACAAAAAGGATCTTCTGCTTTTTCTGAAAACAGTAATCAAACTGGAGAAGATAAGTTAATTAATCTTTTTAGAGAGCTTCGCAGTCCCGAAGCCATGAAAGGAGTATTGCAAGCAAAACTTGATTTTGATAAACAACAGATGGCGGCAGCCTATCCGTACTTATTAGCACGTGAACTTCCCGGCCAAATAGCAAGAGCTGTTAATCCTATGGCCGACCCAGCAACTGCAGCAGTTGTTCTTAACTCATATCAAAGCGGGCTTCGAAACCAAGGAGAAATTATCCGTAGCATTCCTCAATTACAAGGAGCTCAATTTGGAATGCCTTCTAGGAATTATTTTAGTTCTCTAGGTTAAAATAAATGTATGACGTTTTAGACGAAAGCGCTTATTCATGGCTATCGCCTAAAGATACAACGAGTAGTAAAGGGATGGCATTTGATTTTGGACCACTAGCAGGTGCAGCTCTTGGAGGGGTGTTCGAGCTTTTTGGCGCCCCTGGGAGAGCACAAGCTCAAGCTGATGCATTCAGGATGCAAAACCTGATGCAAAATGATGCTATCTTAGAAGCACGTAAAGCACGATATGCAGATCTTGGTAATCAACTTGCAGGTCGCGTTGCATCATTAAGTTGGGGTCCAGACCTTGATTTATCTCGTCAATTTGAAACACGTAAGTTTGAATTAGGTCCTCAAGTAGAAAAAATGCAAGCAGCAAGACGCTTGCAAGCAGAAGGAGACCGTGCGTTTGCTATGGATCCTAGAACCCGACAGTTAGCTGCTCAAGAACGTAGAGGTAGAATGGAAGAAGAGGCATTTAAAGCAATGTTACCAGGTGCCGGAATGTTTGGCCCAACAGGTAGCTTTGCTTCACTTGCTGGTAAATACGGCGCATTATTTTCAGGGAGCTAAATAAAAATGGGAGGAGGTCCTTCAGTTAGCTATCAGCCGCCACCGCCGGATGATACATTTGCCAATTATCTTAAGTATCAAACAGAGCGTGAAAAAGTAGCAGAAGAAAAAGCTGCTGCTGCTGAAGCAGAACGCAAAGCAGAAACTGCTGCTCGTAAAGCTTCTGGTGCTGCAGCATATGGCGGCTTAAAGCAAACGACTCAACAACAGTTGGCCCAAGGATTGATTGGATATGAGTCTGCTGCTAATCAATTGCGTGATTATGCAGTTAAATATGACATGACTCCGCCAGAGGCGGACATCCAAGAGCTGACTCAACAGTACACGGCATCGCTCCCTGGAAAGAGGGCTACGGGAATTTCTGCAGCTTATGAAGAGCTTCTTGGTAGGCAAGCAACTGGAGAAGAGCTTTCGAAGGCGCAAGAGCGCTTTCAACAAGGTTACTATGGGACCATGGAGGACTTTAAAAGTTCTCTGACCAAAAGCCCTGAATCTCAAAAGAAATTTAATCAAAGTTACCTGGATAATTACTATGACACAATGTTCGGCAAACAAACCGTTACTGCCGAAGGTGAAAAAACAGGTAAACGCACTTTTAAATTTGACAAGTCTCTTATTCCTCAATACTCTGGAGATCTTGCCAGCCGTACTAAAGTTGCGACTCCTGGCTTTGATCAAGAAGTTACGGGCACTCCGTTTGAACTGCAAGAGCAAGTACAAAACATCCGTGACACCAGGCAGTATTTATTCAGCGCTGGTTTAACCAATCTTCAAGGTGAGATTGATAAAGAAACTCAACAACTTAAAAACGAAGGCTCTAAAGCCGTTGCAAGAATTGGTGCAGCAAGCAATCTTTACTCCGGTCTTGTTTCTGGATTTTTTAGTTAAATAAAGATTGCTATAATTAATCAAGAAACTATATTCGTTTCATAATGGCACAAACTCCTACCGGCCAGCCCACTGCTGACGACTATTTTGATATCAATAAATTTGAAGAACTCCTTGCTCGCCTGGAGTCCTCCAAAGGTCGTCAACAACGCCAAAAATCTCTTGAAGGTCGCCGCGATATCTTTGCCGGTGGTCTCGCCAGCATGATGTCTAACTTCTGATCGAGATGCAAGCTCCAGGTCAAAATCAACCATTGGGTCAAGAATTTGACCTGGATAAATATCGCAATCTTTTGGAGCGTCTTCAGCAATCTAAACGCAATCAAGAGCGTTTGGATAAAAAACTCCCTTCGCCGCAAACGGCGTAATTTGTTATCATGACTAGCAGTGTTCCCGCTGGACAAACTGATATTGATGATTGGTTTGATCTAGACAAATATCGTCAGGCGGCTGGCGTTGCCTACGAATTTTCCAAAAAGAAAATGGAGACTGCTGGTGAGCAAGAACGAGAAACTATTGGCAAAGGGGCAACAGAGCAACGAACTTCTGCAGAACAGTCTCAGCAATTCAAGCAAGCTGACGAGGCGCGGGACTACGGTCAGTCCCAACGAGCTTATCGATATTGAGATATTTGATCAGTGGGTAGATAATTTAGACTCTGCCACTCAAGAGAGTTTTCTTGAATTTGCTAAGAAAACTTATTCTGTAATTGAGATTTATTTATACTCTAGGTTCCTTGGGTATAAAGGATCTATTACAGGGTGCAACGCTTGGGTCTTGACTCATTACAAAAAACCAGATCACTTGCGTGTTCTTCTTAACGAGATCGAAGAGATCCAAGAAGACATGCGTAAGTTGCGTGAAGATATTGAAAATCTTGCCGTAAAGAGAGATGCTGGTGTCGCTAGGCTTGCGGCAATGACGAAAGAATTGCGTGGCACCATCAATCAAGTCGAATCCTATACAATTGTCAAGGATCGCAAAGGTTTGCTGATGGCTGGTGCTGACCAAGCTATTCGTGAATTACTTGCAGTATTTAAAGATGACCCGATTGAAGGTCCTTTGCAAGAAGCATCAATGTCAGTGTGGGCTAAAATGCAATTAAATGAATAGTGTCAATGCAACAACAGCAATTACCAAATAATGTTCCCATCCGTTCCGGAATTATTTTTGGTCCTGGCCGTTCCACTCGTCTGCCTGATCCTGGTACGCCTGAGTACAAACAGCTTGTAGATCGCATGCGTAACGTTGCACAAAACAATAAATGACAAAAGGTAAGATGCCACCTCAACTGGTGGAATATTTTGAAAAGAAGGAAGCCAAGAAAGAAGATGGTTCTGAGATGAACGACAAGGAAAAGCGTAAAGCAGCTTTAGATAAAGCACGTAAGTATCAAGAACAAAAACGCAACAAAACAAAAGAGTAGGTTAGTATTAACTAACTTACTGGCTTTATTGTGCCTGCACACCTTCATCAAGCTTATAGACGTAATGCACAGGCTGCTGCACAGAAGCACCGCGTTCGTAAGCATGATAATGAAGATCTCTTAGAGCAGGCAAGAGAAGACTTTGGTTTCTTCTGTGATTACGTAGCTGATAAACCACCTGCCAAGCATCACCAAGACTGGCATCGGCACCTGGTAACCAATCAGGACAGCTCTTGTCTGCTTAAGGTTGCCGGTCCCAACATTGACTTATTGGCACCTAGGGGATCAGCTAAGTCCACTGTCGCAGGTTTGTTTGCAGCGTGGGCCATTGGTGTACACACAGCAGCCAAAAGACCTTTACAAATTCTTTATCTTTCATACACTGTTGATATTGCACGATCTAAGTCGGCAACTATTAAAAGACTTATTGAGAGCAAGAAATATCAAGAAGTTTTTCCAACTGTAAAACTACTCAAGAACGTCACCAGTAATGAGTACTGGTCAATCGACCACCGTTTTGCAGGTATCGATATTGCTGGTGAAGAGCAATTTACACTCTGCGCTGCAGGCTTAAAAGGTTCAGTTACTTCAAAACGAAGTCAACTTGTAATCATCGATGACGCTATTAAAAGCTCATCAGATATTTCCAATCCTGACATCAGAAAAATGATGCAGGATAACTGGAACGCGGTTATCGCACCAACCATGTTCGAAGGTGGTAGGGCGATCTGTCTTGGCACCAGATTCAGGCATGATGACATTCATGCAACTACTTTTAATTCACAAAACAACTGGACGCAGATTGTTCTTTCTGCTATTCAAAGTGATCCAGAAACTGGAGATGAGGAGTCTTATTGGCCAGAAATGTGGTCTCTTGATTACTTAAAAGAAAAGAAACGGCAAGCACCAATTGCTTTTTCTTTCCAGTACATGAATCAAATCGTCAGACAGAATGAGTTATCTCTTGCGCCTGAGCTGATTGTCAAAGCTGAGATTGCAACTGAGTTTGATGCTCTTGGGGTTGGTGTTGACCTCTCTGCTGGTACTAAAGAAAAGAATGATTACACCGTATTTGTTCTTGGCGGACGCCTTGGTGACAAGGTGCATATTATTGATTATCGCCGCATGCGTGTCATGGGTAACTTAGAAAAACTTGACGCTTTAAAAGAGTTACTTAATGACTGGTCAATTATAGGTAGAGATAGTAACGGCAATTATTTCCCGACTTACAATACGTGTGATATTTGGGGAGAAGCTGTACAGTATCAGGCATCTCTGGAAGCTGACTTTAAACGCATTTGTTTAAACGGAGATAATCTTTACAATTTAATTTGGCATCCAGTCAAAGGTTTTAGGGCAGATAAACTAGCTCGCTTCAGAGGAATTATGGGTATGTTTGAAGACCGAAAACTTATCTTTAATCGTTACCGGAACTTTACTTCTATGTTTGAAGAACTTACTAACTTTGGCGTTAGTAGCCACGACGACTGCGTCGACGCGCTCGTTTGGCTCGTAAACGGATTAGCAAAAAAAGGTAATCTGCAAGTTGATTACTGACGATTAGAATAAGAAGAAAATCTTTTGCCATGGGACCCGAGTACCTGGCGATTTTGATTACAACTAGTATTGCAGGCATTTCAGGTGGTACCTGGGCAGCCAATAAGTTGTTATCCAGGTCGCATGAACGAATCAAACAGCTCTCTGATCGCGTGACAATTCAAGAAAAAAAGATTGAAAATCTTGATGATAGTTTCAACCGCATGCCCCTGGAATACGTATTAAAGGTTGACTTTTTACGGGAAATCCAGCATATGCACGACACCTTTAAAGAAATTAATAGTAAGCTGGACAGAATGATGGATCGCCTTTTGAAATGACCAGCTACATTATTGAGATTCAAGAAGATCAAGACGGAGAACTTTTTATTCAGTTTCCCGAAGAAATTATTGAAGAACTCGACTGGCAGGAAGGAGATATTCTCTCATGGAATCTCAAAGGAGAAGGCATTATTCTCTCTCGTTTAAATGATGAAAGCGGCTACGAAGTAATAGAAGAGTAAAATAGAAAAAGAAAAAGTTAGTCACATGTTTGGTGTTCAAGGTGGTTTTATAGGCAATGAAGGCGGTTTTAGGGCTAGCCTTGATCTTCCTTTTGGTGGCGGCAATCAATACAGACAAATTCAAAAAGAAAATCAACCAGGTGCACCAAAACCCACAGGAACTTCTCCTGTGCGTATTTTTCCCCCCAATGCCCCTGGTAGAGAAGGTGCAATTGATGTTCAATTTCGCCAAGCATTAGGAGGTTTTCCGCAAATGGGAAATATGGGTGGATTATTGGCACAATCCAATCAATACCCTTCAACTCCAGTTTATTTTGATGAACAGATGAAGCAACTAGTTCCCAGGGCCATGCCTCAATCTGGGGCAAGCACTCCAGTTAAAAATTATCCGGGTTTAGGAATTGCTCCTAGAGTTCCTTTTATTTAATTGTTTTATTGTTAAACTAATTCCAGTGGGTTGAAAATAGTTAATGGCTGCCGACGCTAAATCTCGCCTTAAAGAAATTGTTGATTCCTACCTTGAGAAAGACGGTGGGATTGGCGTAGATACCGGCGTTGTTGCGGCCCACTTAGCTCAGATGAAAATGTTTGGCATCCGGCAGGGTGTTGAATTTTTTCCAGCACAAGACAACTTTGGAAATCAACGAAAAGACTTTATTGACAGGGTAGTCAAATACAACCAGATTGACACCCATCTGGATTCCATTTGGGACTACTTTTTATGTGACGGCCAGGGCTTGTTTTATATCCGTCCTACGCAAAATAACTATCGACTTTACTTCTTTCGTAAGCACGAGTATCGTTCTTATTACAACGTTGATGGTGAACTAGATGAGGTCGTTATCATATACAGCTATAAAGTCAAAAATGGTTTTGGCTTTAATCAAGATATTAATCAAGGTTCAATTACTGGAATGGAAACCCTTGGGGGCCAAGGCACCAAGCGTTACATTCGTCTTTCAATTAAAAGAAAAACAATTGAAGAAACTCATTCAGAAGGTGAGATTTCCTTTGATCAGCCCATGGGTGTAACCCCTGGTAAAACAAAGACATATCGCAATACTCTTGGCTTTATTCCTTGCGTAGAGATCTTTAATAATCCCAAAGGCTTTTCTACAGAAGGTGTTGGTGAGTTTGATGCACTTGCCAATCACATTGTTACGCATGATGAAATGATCCGCACGATGCGGAAAAACGTTCAGTTCTTTGGTAACCCAACGCTTCTTTCTTCTCGTCCCAAGACTGACCTCATTGAAGCTGGTGGAGACGGCGTTGTTCAGCGTCCTTCTATTGCAGCAAACTCTGGTTTTGCTAGCGCTTCTGCTTTAAGTCGTTCTACATTCAAAGCAGATCCAATTAGTCGTGGCGTCGACGGACAGATCCGGGTTCCACGCATCATCGCCAACCTAGAGCCAAACGACAGGGTTGGTTACATCGTTCCAGATGCCATCACTGGAGACCAGAACGCTTTTGCTCGTCAATACCGGGAAGAGATTCGTACTGCTCTTGGCGGCGTTGATGAACTTTCGATTTCTGCTGGTGTTACTGCTACTGAATACAAATCGTTATTTGGTCGCGTAGCTGCTACCTCTAAGAAAAAAGCAACTGCTATTTATACATATGGTATTTGCCGTTGCTTAGAACTAATCATCTTCCAAGAAGAGCGTCTTTTTAGGGAAACACTTGCTGCTGCAGCAGGACTTGAGAAACCTGTCGAACCAGCAGAAGATGCATCTGAGCAAGAAATCCAGATGTACAAAGATGCTCTTATTGGTTTTGAAGAAAGAATCAAGCAACTGATGATGGCATGCGTAAGAACTCAGCAAATTCCGCCAGGAGTGCTAGGTCTTATTCCAGATGGTGACATCACAATTCAATGGCGTTGGTTAGGGCCTGTCTACGAGGATTCGACTCAGGACATCCTGAACAACTCCATCGTGGTGCGCAACTTACAAGAATTAGGTGTTGATAGCATTGAAGCACTGAAATACCTCTTCCCGTCAAAAACGGATGAGGAGCGGGCCGAGATGTTATCTGGGTTCCCGTTCAGGATGGTGGGTGAATTGCAGAATGCTTATTCTTCATTCGCTCGCTTGGTGGGAGGCATGATGCAGACCCCTCACCCGCAATCACCGGACTTACCGATGGCTGCGGATCCCAGACTGGATTTAACCCCATATCTGTATCGAACTCTCGAAGCTTTACAAAAGGAGATGAGTTATGCAGGACGCTACCGTCCAATCGATCCCACAGATGAGCCAAGCACAGGTGGCCGTAGCTCCCAGCAGTTACGTGACTCCGGCTCCGTCCAGCCAACCGGTCAGCTACCAGGTGGCACCTCAGGCTTACCAGGTGGGTACGAGCTACCCCCAAGCGGTACCTCAGGCAGCCCCCAGTTACCAATCAGCCCCGTCTCAATACGCCCCCCAATCCCAACCGGCGGACTCTCAGGGCAACCCATGGGAATCGGCGTTCAACAAGGTGGTGAACCTGCTGAGCGCACCAGTCCAATCCCCGTTCCAGGGTCAACCCTCCGCACCGACGACTCAGTTTACCCCGGCGAATTACGGTCAGGCCAGCAGCCAAGTTACGCAACAATCGGCTCCGCAGACCTGGTCGCCCAGCCCGGCCTCATCGCCCAGCTCTTCCCAAACCTCCTCGGGTCCCTCCTTGGAGCAAATCGCGGATTACCTGGGGATGAGCGCGGAAAGCCGTCAGGTGATGGACGCGTTCGGGATCGAAGCACCAGGAATCCTGAACAACTACGCTCTGAACCTGGAGCAAATGCTGGACAGCGCCGTCGCGTGGGGAAATCGCGCCGCTAATACCATTCAGGGTTACGCACAGTTTGCTGTCAACGAGCACCAGGAGAACCTGGCTTACAACGAAATCCTGACCAATCCTGATGTGCTCAGCGATTACACGCTGAAGTTCTTTGGTCCCGAAGGTCCCTATCCCGTCTACGAAAGCGAGCAGCAATTGGAAACTCCTGGTTATCGCACTGAGCCTGTCAATCCGCAGTATGGTCAGCTTCCTGCTCCTCCTGCTGCTGCCGCTCCTCAACAACCTGAAAACTTCTGGGGCACTTTCAACGATGTGATGGCACGTGATCCCCAGAATGCCTGGCGCGTCATCAACCAAGCTCAGCCTCAAGTCCTGGCCAACAAACTGTTTGTGATGGAGTGAGGCAATGCGGGCATTCGCCGGTAAGTATGCCCCATTAATTGGAGCCGCTGGCGCTGGTTTAATTGGCGCCGGTGGTTCTATTATTGGTAATTTAAAAGATCAAGAACAAGGAGAAGGTCCTGCACGTATTGCCACCGAGGCACTTATGGCAGGAGCCAATGCCGCACCCGCTGGTCTTGCACTTGGAATGATCCCCAAGCTTCAAAAAGGAGCAAGAACGATCGTTGATCGCATGCCTAATGTTACGGACCAAAGCCGTCAAAAAGCAATGGCTTCCGCAAACAAGGGTTTTGCTGCTGGTGCTGGAATTAATCTTGCCTTAGTCCCGGCTTATGCTGGGCTTGGAGGATTGATTGGAGGAGGTGTTTCCAATGTTGCGAATTCAATTGGCATTCCAGGATTTCAACCAGGTGTTGTAGTTAATCCTGAACAATTGGGATCTAGCAATACTCCTGGAGCCCTTATGAGCACTTCTACTTCTCGTTACATTAGTTGATAAATTATCAACTGCTAAAATTTGTTTTAGATAAGACATTTCTTGTCTGAATCTTTCACCCGACAAAGTCCTGCGTACTGGAGGATAAACTAAAGTGTTTCTTGATACCGATTTCCCCAAGATTTTGGGTGCAGAACTGTATCGCCCCCACCCGGCGTACATCTGCGAAATGGCCGTAGAGCCTGTTGTTGTTCACGACTTCACTCGTCAACCTGGTCAAACCGTTCAGCTCGACCGCTATAAGTTCTGGGGTACCCCTGGTACTAAGGACAGCCGTGAGCGCATCGCTGACCAAACCATTGGTACTGCCAATAGCCGTAACATCACCAAGGAGAAAGTCCTGGTGGTGCTTAAGGAGTACACCGGTCCTGCGGATCCGGGCGATCCGACCCAGCCTTCGACCTTCAAGATTGCTCGTGAAACTCTGGTTACCGCCCAGCGTCTCCTGCTGGACACCGGCAACCTGAATATGTTCCACCAGTCGATTGGTAGCTTGACGCTGCTTGACGACTATCGCCGTTGGCGTGACCGCGTCTTCATTGACGAACTGGCCAAAGCCGAAGCCAATGGTGTTGCTTCTACCACCCAAGGGGGCTACTACTTCCCTGGTGGCAAGACCAAGAACTCTTCTGGTCAAATTGCTTATACCGCTACTGAATACGGCAACAACCTTCAGCAATTCTCGGTTCGTACCGACCTGCTGACCGTTGTCAAGGATATGCGTAAGCGTAACGTGCCGACCTTCACCGATGGTCTGTATCGTTGCATTTGCGATCCCACCTTCATGATGCACCTGCGTCGTGATCCTGACTTCCGCGAGATCGCTCGTTATAGCGGCAATCCTGGCCAAGGCATGTACATGGGTAATCCCATGATGCCTAACAACGCCAGCTTCTACATGGGTCCCCAAGCTGGTCAGGCTTACTTCCTGGCTGGTGAACCCGTCATGCCGACTGGTGTTCAGTTTGAAGGTGTGAAGTTCTTCGAGTCGACCAACTTCCCCACCAAGACCGTTTCGGCCAGCTTTGCTACTCCCGCTTCCTATTCCAACCAAGAAGTTGCTCAAGGTTTCTTCTTTGGCCCTCAGGCCGTTGGCGTTGGTATCGGCGGCCCCAATGCTCAGGTGCTGATCAACAACAACGACGACTTCAGCCGTTTCATTATCCTGATCTGGCAATTGTACGCTGGTTTCGAAGTTCTGAACAAAGACTTCATCACCACTGCTTACAGCTTCGTCTCTGATGACGGTAGCGTCTGATAAGTAAACCATAAGTAAACCATACGGAGAAATAAATGACCTATCTCTCGTCTAAAAAAATCTACCCCGGTAACTGGGCAGAGCCGCTGAACGGTTGGTACAAGAACATTGATGCCGAATATGCAGGCGTCAATGATGGCTCGAAAGGTGGCCCCACTTCGGTGCTGGCTATCCCTGGCTATCGCTACTTCCAACAGCGTGGTTATGTGCCCGTCACCACCAACTCCGGTGATGGCGCCATTGCTTCCGGTAATGTTATTGTTCCTTCCCCCTATCGGAACGATGACACCCGCACTGACATCACCGGCATGGTGATCAGCGGTTCTTCGACCCTTCCTGCTTACGTTTATCGTGCAACCATCTCGGTTGCTTCGGGCTGGGGTGATGGCCGCGTTGCTTCCGGTGTGTATGCCACCACTGGTCGCGTCATCTCCTTTGCTACCGGCCTTGTGTCGAGTGGCACTGCTGGTGAAGGCGTTGCTCAGGCCAACCTGGCTAGCACTGTTTCCGGTGGCCAAGAAGGTGAAATCTTCTTTGCTGGTGGCACCGCTGCCTATAGCACCAACCCTCTTCCTACTGCC